CCCGAAGAGGGCATTCAGCTCGGGGTGGTCTCGGAGTTTCCCTTTGCCGTCTCCATCGCCGGGCCGTTGAAGGCCTCGATGAAGTCCGCTTGGAACTCCTCCAGCCAGGGCTCCAGCTTGACCTCTTCCAGGTCCGTGTCGGTGAAGACGCGCGTGGCGCTGCCCGCGTGGTAGAGGCTGGCGCACGCGACGCGGGCCACGAACGTCCACGCGGCCACCTCGTTGGACGGCTCGCCCTTGTCGTTCACCTCTCCGGCCTTCCGGGCCGCGGCGAGCAGCGCCACCTTGTCGCCGCTGGTGGGCTTGCAGATGTCGTAGGCATCGTCTCCCAGACGGATTTGCTTGTGGACCGTGCGCTTCATGCCGATGGGCTTGCGGAACGTGGGGGCAAGGGAAGTCATGGCGGGTGTCTCCTGGGTGGTGGGTGAGGTGCAGGCGTCAGATGGCGACGGGGGCGCCGGCGCCGTTGAGGGTGACGGAGAGGGTGACGAGGTCGGCGACGGACTTGCCCTCCTCGTAGGTGTCGACCGTGACGGGGTATCGCCAGCCGCGCGCGCCCGGGTCGCCGTCCGCGTCCTCGATGACGATGAGGTACACCGTGGCGTCCGTCATGAACGCGTTCTTGAGCAGCACGTGCGGCGCGCTCCCCTTGAAGAGGTGGCCGGAGAGGGAGCTGCTGAAGTCCTTCAACGTCTTCTTGCGGCGCTTGAAGCCGTCGCTGCCGAAGTAGTTGGTGTCCACCGTGTCCGCCGAGAAGGCGACGGTGGCTTCGGACATGCCGTCCAGCAGGTTGGTGGGGCCGGGCTCGGTGGCGGTGTCGGCGACGAGGTGGAGCGCATCGACGTAGGCGGCGGAAGCCGTCATGGGGGACTCCTTTCAGCGAGGGACGTGCTGCTTGAGGTAGGCCGCCAGCACCTGCGCGACGCCCTTGCGAGCGACGCCCCGGGAGCGGCGGAAGGCTTTCTTCAGGAAATGGGGCGGCGGGTTGACGATGTCGCTGCCCCAGTGGAAGCCCTCGTGAATGGGCCCTGCAGCGGGGTGCTCGTAGCCGGCCGTCCACGAGGTGGAGAGGGGCCGCCCGAGGTTGTACTCAGGGCCCGAGACAAAGCCGGTGTCCGCGAGCGGAGGCAGCGGCGGACCGTCAGCGGACGGCGCCTCCTCGCGTTCCCAGGAATCGCGCCGGGGGACGAGGAAGGAGGAGAAGTCGAGCGTCTGCCGCATGGCCGCGTGAATGGGCCTGTCCAGCTTGCGCAGCACCTGGGGCGCGTTGCGGCGCAGGGCGGCAATTTTGTTGGCGTCGAGCCGAACGCGGACAGGCATGCCCCGTAGAAGGGGCGCCGCTACGCCGAGTAGCGCGCGGTGAGGCTGAAGACGAAGCGGGGCAACCCCTCGCCGTCCGGGCCCATGTAGTGGGGGCCCGCGCCCTCGCAGCGCACGTCCACGTAGCCGGGCACGCGGGCCAGGTGCAGCGCCGTCCAGCACCGCGCCGCCAGCTCGCGCGTGGCCGTGTAGCTGGCCTTGGGCCCCCGCACCACCACCTGGACGTCCGCCGCCAGCACGCCGCGTCCGGTGCCCAGGTAGAGGCCTCCCTCGCCGCCCGTGTGGCGGATGCACACCAGTTGCGGCGGCCCGCTCGCAGGGAAGGGCCCGGGGTAGAGGCTGGGCGGATTGCTGGTGGTGGAGAGGCTCAGCCCCGCCGCTTCCAGGAATGCAGCCAGCTCGAGCTCCACGTCCCGGGGCGTCACAGGTAGACCTCGTAATGGTCGAGGGCGCCCGAGAGGGCGTAGCGCGGACTGCACCGCAAGGGCTCCTTCCCGGCGTTGTAGTCGTCCGGGCTGGTGCCGGGCGGGTACACCCTGTCCTCGGGCTTCACCTCCACCATGGTCCACATGACGGCCTCGGAGACGCGCTCGTCGCCGTCGGCGGTGACGAGGCGCTTCGTGGCGCCCTCGTAGCGGCACGGGTGCAGCTCCGGCTCGGAGTACTCGTGCTCGCCGCGGGCGTTGGTGCGCACCAGGCGCTCCAGCCAGAAGCGATGCCGCAAGGCGTGGCCCATGAGCATCAGCGCAGCCTCCGGTACGGGGTGAGCATCTGCCGCGCGGTGGAGGGCAGGGCGGCGCGGCCACCGCCCTCGCCGGCGAAGTAGCTCATGGACGTGCCACCGATGTTTTCGGAAGCGACGTCGCCCGGCTTGCCGTCGCGCGAGAGGGCTGCCGTCACGGCCTCCACCGCGGCGAGTTGGATGGCGGCGGGCAGGTCCACCTGAAGCGTGTCGTCCAAAGCGCGCTGGCCCGGCGTCACCCAGCCCGCGTCATACGTCACCACCACCTCACCCGTGTCGCGCGCCTCCAGCGGCGTGGGGGACACGCCCGGCGACCAGGTGCCAGTGAAGGGCCAGCGCGAGGAGCGCGCCACCAGCCGCCCCATGAGCGCGGAGTCGAGCGCATAGGACTCGGCGTCCAGCTCCTCGCCGCGCACCTCCACGCGCACCACCTGGCGGACGGCGCCGCCGCGAAGCCAGAGGTGCGGCCCGCCCGTGCCCGCCACCGACTCCACCACGCCAAGGCGGCGGTGCAGTGGATAGCCGACGTAGGCCGCCACCGCCTCGGACGCGGCGGTGATGAAGAGGCCCAGCCGCGCCGTCTCCACCGACGTCCGCGCGGTGAGGGGCAGCAGCTCGGCCGTCAGCAAGTCCTGGGGCGCGGGCATGGCCGTGTCACCTCACAGCGGCAGGCGCTGGCCGCCGCCGAAGACAAGGGTGGCGCCCGCCATGATGGTGGGAGAGGTGCCCGCGGTGAAGGTGACTGCCTCGACGACGCGGAGGAAGGAGTGGTCCACGTCCGCGTACTGGAGGTTGAAGTCCTTCTCGGCGCAGGTGTCGGCCGCGGTGACGGTGAGGACGACGTCCGCGTTGTCCATGTCCTTGAGCGGCACCCAGCCGTCCGTGCCGGTGGGGCTCGTCTGGACGGTGTAGCGGACGCTGGTGGCGGTGGGGCCGCCAGCGACTTCTCCGACGTTGGCCACCAGCACGCCCGACTGGTAGCGGCTGACGTCCAGCGCCGGTCCGTTGCGCGTGCCGGCGCCCAGGAGGTCCGGGGGCAGGGCCTGGTTAGCGGTGTGGATGAGGTGGCCGATTTGCGTGTTGGAAGGGTGCATGTGTGGTGACTCCGTGAGGGTGGAAGCAAGCGGGCCGGCCGCGTGCTGGGCCGGCCCGGAGCGCGTCAGTAGGTGACGCCCGTCTTCTCGGCGAAGGCCTCGGCGTGGCGCAGCAGCCAGTCCACCTGGGTAATCCCGCGCATCGTCACCATGTCCGAGGAGAAGTCCGCGCCGTCCTCGCCCACCTCCACCTCCAGGGGCACGGCCTCGCCGAGGATGAGCTGCTGCGCCAGGCCGAAGCCGATGACGCGGTCCTCGTTGAGGGTGGTGCTGCGGAAGACGGGCATCCCGTTGAGGCGCGGGTTGCGCAAGTCGCGCAGCTCCGGCCACACCCAGCCCGCCGTGTCCCGCTGCGCGCGCAGGTGGAAGTACGTCTTCGGGCTCATGTAGTAGAAGCCCGAGTTGCCCTCCAGGCCGCCCGGCACCTCGGCGGTGTCCACCGTCTCCACGAGGCCGTCCACGTCGGCAATCTTGTTCTCCAGCGTCGTCCCGGCGATGGGCGTGCGGTTGGCGCCCTTCATCTGCTGGCGCAGGCCGTTGGGCTTCTTCGGGCCCTTGCCCTTGATGCCCACCTGGTCCACCTCCAGGCTGATGGCGGCGGCCATGTCCTCGCCGGCGACGGCGGTGGCGTCCATGTTGCCCAGGCGCAGCAAGTCGTTGCTGATGGGGCACAGGGCCATGAGCTTGTGCGCGCCCAGGCTGATGGCGCCGTCGGTAGGGTTGGACTTTTGGACGGGCTTGCCCTCGGCCGTCCAGTACACGGTGACGCCCTGGCCCAGGGTGCCCATGTTCAGCTTGGCGCCGTAGCCGCCGATGGTTCGGGCGCCAGCGGCCAGGAGGATGGAGCGCGGGCGCAGCACCTCCACCAGCTCCGAGCTCCACGTCTCGCGCGCCCACAGGCCGCCCTGCTCGAAGACGCCGGCGAAGAGGCCTGCCGCCTTCACGCGCTCCATGAACTTCTTCAGCTCGCCCATGCCCTCGGCCTTGCCGTGCCGCTCGGCGCGGGCCAGGTAGGCGGACTTGAGGCGGTAGCCGAGGGCCGCGGCCAGGCGCTTCTCCTTCGGCACGTCGAGGAGCAGGTCCTTCGCGTGGCTGGTGGTGGGCGCCTGGGGCGCGTTGGGGCGGCTGGCGAGGGCGGACTCGACGCCTCTCACCACGGCGGTGTCCACGGCGCGCTGGAGGTGGGGCGGCAGGGCCGGGGCGGCGCCGGACTTCGGCGTGGGGGCAGGGGCGGACTTGGACATGGTGGGCTCCAACTGCAAAGGGTGAAGTACTGCGAAGGGGGCTCAGCGAGTCAGAAGGGGCGGCGCTCAGTCGGGCAGCAGCGCCACGTAGCCGCGCAGGTCGGCAGGGGAGAGGGCCTTGGCCTGGGCCGGGGTGAAGCCGAGGTGCTTCACCACCTGGGCGCGCAGGGACTTCGCCTCCTCCTCGGGCAGGTCCTCCGCGTCCTCCGGCTCGCTCTCGGACAGCTCCTGCTCTTCCTCTGCCGGGGGCTCCTCGTTGGACTTCGGCTCCTCCTCGGGGGGCACCTCGGCGCCGTCGCGCTCCTCGTCCTCGGGGGACTCGCGCTCTTCCTCTTGGGTCTCGCCCTCGGGCTGCGCCTGCTCTTCCTCCTCGAGGTCGTCGTCCTCCCCCTCGTCAGGCAGCAGCTTGTGAAGCTTCTTCACCTCGGCCTTCAGCTCGGCCAGCTCGCCCTCCACCTTCGCGCGGAAGGCCATCCCGGCGGCGCGGTACTTCTTCTCCTCGTCCCCGTCCACCGCCTCCGCGGAGCGCAGGCGCACCGCGTCCTGGTTCCCGGCAATGTTGACGATGGAGACTTCCAGCACCTCCACCAGCGGGAAGTCTTCGCCGCCGTCCTTGTTCGGCACCGGCTCCGTCTCGCAGGGGATGAAGCGGATGCTGCACTGGTCCAACGTGCCGGCCTTCACCTTGGCCGCCACCATCTTTGAGGTGTCGCAGGCCTCGTCGAAGACGGGCGTCATCACCCACTCGCCAGCCTCGCGGAAGCAGCGCGCGAAGCCGATGGCGGGGCTCCACGAGTCATGATTCCACAGCAGCGGGACGCGGAACTCCTCGCCCTTCGCCTTGATGGCCAGCACCCTGTCCCGGTGCCTGTCCAGGGAGGTGGAGGTGATGCGGAACACCGGGCCGGCTGCGCCTTCGGTGGGCTTCGACTCCAGCAGCTTGCGGTAGCTTTTCATGCCCTGGAGAAGGGGTGGCTACACGCGTCCCTCCTCGCCCGTCCTGTCCCTGGGTGGCTCCGGGGTTGCGTTGGCGGCGGCGCTCGCGGCGTTGTTGCCCCCGCCGCCCTGGCCCGGAAGCGGCGCGGGCCGCTTGCCCTCCAGCTCCGGCAGCGGCTCGTAGCCCGCGAAGGCCCGTGCCTCGTTGAACTCGAAGGCCTCGGTGATGGGAGTCGTCATGGCGCGGAACACCCGCTCGAACTCCTGGGGGCGCGGGTCCTCGTAGTCGAGGATGACGTCCGCATCGATGAGGGGCACCAGCCGGTGCTGGAGCCACGCCAGCAGGAACTCCAGGCGGGGCGCCACCGCGTACTCGGCCAGGTGGTACTTGGCCGCCTCTGAGGTGCTCCGGTTGGAGCTGGTGGTGTCGCCGAGCAGCTCGGGCGGGACGTTGTAGACGTGGCGCACGTAGGAGCGCAGGGACTTCGCCAGCTCGTCCGCCTGCAGCTCGCGGTAGTTGATGGCCACCTGGGCCAGCGTCACCCCGCCGGGGGTGAACCACACCTTGCCCGCGTTCTCCGGCCCGCGGAACTCCTCCTTGAAGCGCTTCTCCAGGTCATCAGCGGCCTCCTGCCGCTCGAAGTCCTCGTGCTTCGAGTCGAGGCCCACCACGGCGTGCGGCAGGCCCCCGCGCTCGAAGGTGCCCTTGGTGGCCTTGTCGATGGCTTCCATGGTGTCGAGCTGGTCCCCAAGGGCGGTGCCGCGCCCGACGCCGCGGCCGAGGGGATTCTCCGGGTCCAGGTGCTTGAGCCACAGCATGTGCCCGGTGGGGACGTACCCGGAGAACTGGCCGTAGGAGAGGGCGAAGTAGGGGCGGCCGGGCTGGGGTGTCATGTGGACGCAATGCGGGGGCACCGACTCCCAGCCCACCGGGCGCCCGTCCTGGCCCAGGCGCAGCCAGAGGAACGTCTCACCCACCAGGTCCAGGTGCACCTGGAGCAGCTTGCGCAGCTCGCGGCCGGGGTACTCGGGGTGGGGCGACTCCAGCAGGCGCAGCACTTCGTGCTCGGGGAGCTCCACCAGCTCGCCGGCCTGGGTGGCTTCCTCCAGCGCCTTGCGCCGCTCCTGGCGGGCGGCGGACTTCCAGCGCGCGTCGTAGCGCTTCACGCCCCCGAAGCTCACGCGCTTGTAGGCCCGCCACTGGGGCGTCGCCACCGCATCGGCCACGGTGTCCACCACTGCACGCAGCCAGCCATTCTCGCGGTAGGCGATGAGGACCTCCCGGCTGCCCCGACGCGGACCGAAGCTGAAGACGGGGATGGCGTGGACAATGGGACCCCTGGTGGTGGGCAGCATGCCCAGGGCTTTCATCGCGCGGTGGAGGAGAGAGGCCATGGCTCCCAGAAGGGGCGCCGAGGTCGGAATCGCACCAGTTTGATTTCGACGGCGAGGGGGATGCACCTCGCGCCTTTTGAACTATGCTCTCCGCAACGGTCGGTAGCCAGCCGACTCGGGAACAAGCTTCGGGGGTGACAGTGTCACTTGAAAGTGCGATTGAAAGTCTGCGCAAGCTCGATACCCAAGCAGGACAAGTTACGATGCGCCGGAGTCTTTGGCGTACTCAGGGGGAGCTCGTAAAGAAAGTACTCGAGCAGTTGGTCGAACAGATCAATGGCGGCGTGCCTCGACGCCGCGAGAATGCCCCGCGATTGGAGATGATGAACGTCACCGGTCTGTGGCGGGATGAACTTGCGTTTGGGATACGGCTGACGAGGGAGGATACGGGGCTTTTTGATGCTAGGCCGCCCAATGATGAAGGGCCTGTGGGGAAGACTGAGGGGAAACTCACTTACTTTGGGGCTGATTTGTCTTTCATTCCCGCAGTCAACGGGAAGATTAAAGTCTGCATTTCTAGTGCACGTCTGGAAGTGTCGGGAGAGGCCGTGGGAGCGCCTCCAGCGCCGAACCGACACGAAGAGGTTGAGCCCAGGGACCTAGTAGACCCCGACAATGTCTTGGCGCATGTGTCCAATTTCTTGAGTCGATGCGTTTCGGAACACTGGACAACTAAATACCCGGCGATTTGATTTCTAACTGCTGTCGTCGTCGGTGATGCCTCCTTCTTCCGGCGCTGCTTCCGCCAGAGTTCGTTCGGCAGCGCCTTCGTTCTTCCGGCGCTTCACGACGTATTTGAAGATGGGCCAGCACATGGCGTCCACGCGGGCATCCCGCGCGTGGACTCCTGCTGGCCAGTGACGTTCGCGAGCTGCTTGCCCTACACTGGGGTGTTGCCGCCGTGTCGGCCATGGTGTCCACGACGGCGCGCAGCCCGCAGTTCGCGCGGCGGGCGATGAGTTCCTCCCGGCAGCTCCGGCGCGGGCCGAAGCTGAAGACGGGGATGGCGTGGACAAGGGGGCCCCGGGTGGTGGGCAGCATGCCCAGGGCTTTCATCGCGCGGCGGAAGAGAGAGGCCATGCCCAGAAAAAGGGGTGGCGTTAGCCTCACCTAGACAGGGGAGAGCATGGGAAGAGAGGATGTCGTCACCTCTATTCGGGAGAAGAGAAATGGCGATTGGTCGCGACCTTGAGCAGTACCTCAATCAGATCAACATCAATACGACCCGAGCCATGGAGCGTCGTAAGCAGTGGGGGGATATCCATAAGACCGTGAAGGAGCGTCTGGAGCGTCTCGTTTCAACCACGACCGCCAAAGTGACCGCCTCCGCTTCCATCTCTGCCGGGCTCGTGGTGCAGGATGCGACAACGGGAACAGGTGCTCCGGTTATTGTGGTCAAGTTCGCCACGTTGCCGACGGGGAGAGGGATTCACCGCAAGAATGAATTTATTGCAGAGGTCGTGCATGGGGCCCGTCTTCTGTTCATGCCTGAGATAACCGGATTGATTGGCGTGGGGTTTGATGGCTTCACTGTTGACTACGGTGGCGGTCAGAACTCGCAAAATTCGCCTTCGCTCTCGAAGTGGTATGAACCCAACGCTCTTGAGGATAGCGTGCTCTTGCATGACTTGATGGATGAGTTCATGCATCAGGCGCTCAACAGCCATTGGGCAACGACCGAACGGTTGTAAATACAGTGCCTATTCGTCGTCGCTATGGCGGTCGGGAACGGCAGTTGCGCGCTCGGCCGCGCCCTCGTTCTTCCGGCGCTTCACGACGTACTTGAAGATGGGCCAGCACATGGCGTCCACGCGGTCATCGCGCGCGTGGCCGCCCTCGGCGCCGGTGAACTTCGCGAGCTGCTCCTCGAGCTGCTTGTGCTTGCCCACCATGTGGACGAGGCCCGCCTCGGCCAGCATGGATACCGGGGCGGCCCGCTCGGCTTTCGACTGCCGGGCCCGCTCTGTCTTCACCGTCACCCTCGCGACGCCCCGGATGGTGTGCCGCACCATGGAGCCGCCCGTGTTCGTCTCGGCGAATATCCACGCACGGGGGCGCCCGCGGCTGTCCTTCTTCGCGAAGGGCTCCCACGCGCGCAACGCGTCCACTGCCGTCCTCGCCCACTTGCTGGGCTCGGGACTGCGGCAGGAGAGGTCGGCGAGCACATAGACGTGGTCCAGCCCGTCGCTCTCCTGGCGCACGCCCACCGCGACGATGCCGTGCATGTCCGCGTTCTTCTTCTCCCCGGTGGCCGGGTCCACGCTGATGACAATGAAGTCGAACTCCTTCGGACGCTTCTTCGGGTCCCGGATGCGCGGCGTCTCCCAGTCCACCTTCCGGAAGAGATTCGGGTCCAAGTCGAAGGCGAGCTCGCCCAGGAACTCGCGCCGCCCCACCGTCGAGGCGGCGGCCCGCCGCGCCTGGCGGATGTATGCCGCGTCCAGGTTGGCCGCGTTGTCGAAGGTGGAGGAGCGCGACAGCACCAGGCCCTCCCTGTCCTTGAGGATGGTGCGGAACAGCCGCGTGGGCGCCGGCGTCGTCGTAATCACCTTGCGGCTGGAGAGGCCGAGTTGGCGCATGCGCTGCGAGGTGCCGCGGCCGACGCGGCAGCACTCCTCGAAGACGCCCTCCGGGTCCTTCTCCCAGGCCACGATTTCGTCCAGCCACTCGAAGGTGTAGCCGTAGCCCCTAAACTTGTTGGCCTTCGCGGCAGGGAGGTAGTCGGCGACCACCCCGTTTGGCCAGACCAACTGCTTCTTCGACTTGAAGTGTTCCGGCCGGAACCAGGGTTGCGACAGCGTGAGGATGCCGGACGGGCCCTCAAGCTGGTTCTTCTGAATCTCCGTGTACGTGGGGCCGACGATGAGGATGCGGGCGCCCGGGTCCTGCCGCGCCTCGCGGATGACGGAGGCCGCGCCGCCGTGCGTCTTCCCCGTGCCGCGCCCTCCAAGAAACAGCCAGACGCGCCAGCGGGCCAGGGATTCGTCCACTAGGTCCGGGGTCTGCTGTACCGGCCGCAGCGAGAAGTCTGGCTCGTAGTGGAGGGTGAGCAGCTCCGGGGGCGTCAGCTGGAGGCGTTCGGCAAAGCCCTCGACGGTGCCGAAGCGCTCGCGCAACTTGAGGGCCAGCCGGTCCAGCTTCGAGTATCGGCCGTGCGTCTCGGGGCGGAGAATGGGGAGCCCTTCGAGCAGGTCCCCGCTCTCGGTGACAGCCTCACTCTTCATCGCCCTCTTCCTCATCCTGCCCCTCGGTGGCCGCGTCGGCGTCGGTGGACTCCGTGCGCGAGGCCTCCGTGAGGAATCGCTCCAGCTTCTCGACGAGGGCGCGCTGGGCGTCCTCCGGCTTCACCAACTCGAAGGGGCCCTGCGCGTCACCCGCCCCCACGGTGCGCTCGCGCTCGGCGCGGAACTCGCGGTCCGCGACGCCCAGGCGCCACCGGATGACCTTGTCGTTCATCGTCTTGTCGGTGATGGCGTCCGTGGAAGCCTCAATGAGGCTCATCTGGTACTCGGCCTCGGCCTTCTCCACGTCCTGCACCAGCTCCGTGTAGCGGCTGCGCTTGCCGGCCTCGATGGCGTCACGCCCGCGGCGCAGCCAGTTCTCCAGGTGCTTCGCGCTGGTGCCAGCGAGGGCGGCTGCCATGCGGCGGGTGGCACCTCGCCGAAGCCGGGCCACCACCTCCGTCTGAATGGCATACGTCAGCGTCGAGGACGGCCCGGAGAACTTCGCGGGCCGGCCACGCTTGCGCTTCGGCGGCGTGCCGAGGGGCTTGTCTGGGTCGAAGCCACGCGCGTGAGACATGCCCCTCAGAAGGGGCGGCTACTCGGCGCCGCAGGCGAGCTGCTTCGCGCGCTCAACGAGGGCCACCAGGTGGGCGGCGGCCTTCTCCTGGTGTTCACCGGGCACGCGCGTGCCAGCCTCGCCCAGGACCTGGAGCGCCCCCGCGCAGGCTGCGATGGCGCCCGACACCTCCGACAGGGTGACGGTGTCGTGCTGGAGCTTGAGGCTCACGCGGTCCACCTTGGACTCCAGCTCATCGAGGGCCTGGTGAACGTGGCCCAGGTCGCAGGTGGCGGTGACGTGCATGTCGCCGATGTTGATGCTCGTGGCGTCGGCCTTGTCGGCAGGCGAGGCATCCCAGCCGAGGGCCTGGAGCGCCAAGCGAATGACCTCGTCAGGGCCGCCGCGCTCATGGGCCCCGCGGGCGATGGCTTCGAGCATGTAGGCGGTCCGCGTTGGGGGCGTGGCCGCGAAGAGCGCGAGGCCGGAGCCCTGGACCTGGGCGCGGAACAGCGGGTGGCCACGGAGCTGCTCTTCGATGACGGAGAGGGGAGGGGTTGTCATGCCCCCGGAGAAGGGGTGCCAGCGGCCCGCCATGCCACGCGAGCGCGCAGAACACCCTGCCCAGGTGCGGAGCTGGAGCGTGCACCAGCGGGCCGCCAGGAACGCGAGGGGCCCAGAAAAATGGGGGGTCTGCCCTCAGTTCCCCCTCGGAAAAATCCCGATTAATTCCGCAGCGCCAGATTGTACCGCGCCGAGCAATCACGTTTTGGGCCCACCTCCCCGGTTTCCCACCCCGGGGCACCTGTGCCTACATCCAGTGTGACTGGAAATTCCTGATCGCCTACATTGTCGTACATTCGTGCCACGGAATGAGGGGAGGGTCATTCCGGAGACATTGTGGCTATCCAGGGAAGGCGGTATGCGGCCACTCGCCCCACAAGGTAGGGAGGGACCTTGGCAGACGACGACATGAAGGAGCCGCCTCACGGCAATGAGAGGCAGGCATCAGCTCGACCCAATGGGAAGTCCGCGAACCTCGTTCGAAAGGATACCCCCGTGGACGTTCTCCCCTCGCTTGGGCCGTCCCGTGAGCAGGTCGTCGACGCTAACCCGATCATTGAGTCCTTTACTCGCCAAGCCATTGATCCTGAGCATCTTCTGGATCTCACGGAGAAGGCGTTGGCCATGGTCCAGAAGAACGAGGCCGAGCGTCTTAAGAACTACGCGACCTACGTACAAACCGTCATCGCGGCGAAGCAGAACGATCCTGACGAGGTCGATAAACGCGACAACAACAAGTTTCGGCGCGGACAGAAGGCGCTGGTCGGCACCTGTGGGGCATTTACCCTCATCGGTGCGATTGTGTGTGCAGCACTTTCCGCTCCGTTCGTCCTGACGTCGGCACTGATGGCAATAGGACTGCTACTATTGGTCATCACCACCATTACCTCTTCGGGCGCCGAGCTATCTACGGGGGATGTGGTTAAACTCATGAACGCCACACGCCGCATGCTGCAAGCAGAGGTACCTTCTCCACCTGGCAGTACCAGGAGAAAGAAGTGAACGCCGTGAATAAGAGCCACAACATCATCGCACTCGTAATCGCGTTGCTCGGTGTGATTGCGCCGGTGGTTTTGGCCCTGCATTGGTTCTCGCCAACAGAGCGCATTCAGCACCATGGCCCCGAGGCCGAAGCACAGGCCCTGGTGCTTTGCCTGCAGCTCGTAATCGCGGGGCTGTGCGGTGCTGCCTCCGGTTTCCTGCTTCGTAGGAATGATGTGAGCGTCAATGCGCTCTTGACCAAGCTCGTAGCTTCGAAGCAAGACCTTCGGCGGCAGGCGGCATAACAAGTCTGCTGTCTCGTAAGTCACGGCCCGAGGTCGGCACACGCCGCTCTCGGGCCTTCGTGTTTCTGCATCACGCGATTCTCGGTTGCGAACGGGCGCCCCTTCTCGCGGGCATGACCGCCCTGCTCGCCGTCGTCGCCCTCGTCCTCGCCGTCGTGCTCTTCGTCGTCTACCGCCGCCTCCAGGATGCCGAGTACTGGCGCGCTCACTGGCGCCGGCGGCACGACGAGCGGGACACGGAGTTGAGCGCGGCCCTGTCGGAAGGGCAGGAGTGCATGGCCAACGTGGAGCACGCGCTCCACATCCTGTGGCGCCGCGTCGAAGTCGTGACGCCAGCGGAGGGGGCGGCGGTGGCCGTGCTCCGGGCCGCCTTCCCGAGTCTGCCGGCGGCTCCCGGGCCACGCATTCCGGCGCACGTGAGCGCTGCTGTCGACGCGCTCAACACCGCCCTGGCGGCGGACCCAGCGGCCATCGTGGAGCTCCTCGCGGTGCGTGTCCCATGCAACGAGGCGCTTGCGAGCCATCCCTCCGTCCAGGTGCGCCGGGATGACACCGGGGACAGCCTTGGCGTGCTGGGGCTCCTCAACGGCTGCATCGGCACCATCCCGAGTGGGCCACGTGAAGGCTGGGGGTGGGTGACTCTCCTCATGGATGACGGCGCGCCGCTCCGCTTCGAAGTGACGGCGGCGGACGTCGGAAGCTCCGACGCTCGCCCCCTCTGCCCGACGTGCAGCGACAAGTACTGCTTGGCCCCGGGCCGGTGCGATGACCCGTCCTTCTTCTTCGGCGGGGATGCACCGTGAGGGCGAAGCGTCCTCCCCGGTGCCGCCTGTGCGGACGTCCGCTGGGGTGTGGATGCCCGCGGCTGCCGTTCCGCGCCGCCCCTTCTGAGGGCACATGAGCACCCCCACCATGGAAACCGCTGTCATCGCCCTGGCGGTGAGCCAGCTCCTCGTCCCGCTCCTCCAGGGGCTTCTCTCCCGGCGCCAGGCGAAGCACGAGGCAGCCGTGGAGCAGGTGCCGCTGCTGGTGGAGCGCCTGGGCGCGGTGGCGGACGGCGTGCGCGACATCAAGGCGGACCTGCGCCGGGTGGGGGAGCACGACTCCCTGCTCAAGCAGGTGGACCTACGTCTCAAGGCGCTGGAGTCCTGGCAGTCGGAGGCCCGCCCCCAGCTCGCCCGCGCGGCGAGCGAGGCGCACCTCCTCATGGGCGAGCGCAGCGCCCGCCAGATGCAGCACGCCGCGAACGTCGTGGCCACCCAGGACGCGGGGCGAACGCGGCCGTGATTCGCAGATAGCGAACAATCTTTGAAGGTATTTGGCCTGCGCCTCGTGGCGAGGGCATGGTTCGGTGCTCTTGGGGGGGCGGAAGGGTTGTGGGACTTGGTCTAGTTTTCGCCAAGCATTCTCTCTATGCGGTTTTTGCATTTTTCGAATGATGCCCGGCCGGCCTCTCGCTTTGACTGAAAGTGATGCTGGACGAAGAGTATTATGGTTGCCATGGATGTGGTTCCCAGGAGTATAATGAAGAAGGCGGTTAGTTTGGGTATGTTTGAAATTGTGTCTGGGATTGATGTGAACAGGCCGACGGTGCCGGTAAAGGCAGATATGAAGATGCCTGCCATGAGGTCGCGCTGAGTGCGGTGATAGCCAACGCCGCTGCCTTCAAGTAAAATATCAAGATCTTGGCGTGTAATGGAACATGCCCTTATTGCCTCTGGCTCATCTGGCAATATGGCTTGGAGGCCAACGTTTACGTTGACTCCGCTGGATTGATTCCTCACCGGTCCGCTCATTCCACAACCCCAAGAACCTTTAGGTTGTGCATGTCTGTCCAGCCGCAATTGAGGCACGTCAGTACAAGCATGGGAAGCTGGATTTTTGAGCGCGGCGAGACTGGGTCTGTCTCATCCAGTGTTGCTGGAAACCTCATGGTGTTCGCATTCCAGTCGTTTGACTGGCAGGAGGGACAGTTTTTTATTTTTGACTTTGTGGCGAGGGCGTCGAGCGCCTTGGTTGTCAAGCTTTTTTCTGGGGCTGTGTTGTTGTTATGAGGCTCTCTTAGGTTGATGGGGGGCGGTGTTTTTGTTTGCATTTTGTTGTCGTGCCGTGGGGGGGGGTGCGTTGGTGGTGGCGGCGTCACATGAGCAGCGCGTACGGACGTGGTGGTTCTCCTTGGCTCCGCTTGTCCAACATCCACGCCCAGGATACCCGAAGTCCGGTAAAATGCGGACTTGGTGCGTAAGGGAACTGGGCGCATCGGCGTGGATGAGCGCCTCTTCTCCTGGGGGCTGTCAACCCGCAGTCCCCAGGAGCACCCATGAAGCACCGCAAGACGCTCATCCTCTCCGCCGTCCTCGGCGTCCTTCTCACTGCCCCGCTGGCGCTGGCCCAGGCCACTGGCACGACCGCGAACGGCATCCTCGACACCATCCTCTCGTCCGTCTTCACGCCCTCGGGCATCGCCACCGTGCTTGGAGTCATCGGCACCGGCGTCGCCCTCTTCGCGGGAGGCGACTGGCTCAGCGAGCGGCGCAAGCGGCGCATCGCCCTGGCTGCCTTCCATGCCTTCAACATCGTGGAGGACATCGCCGCGGAGAACCCGGAGGACAACGGCTGGGACAAGGCCGCCCGAGGGCTCCAGGTGGCGGACGAGTGGTTCCGCGCCAACGGCTGGCGCCCGCTCAAGCCGCACGAGCAGCAGGTTGTGCAGCTGAGCTTCAAGGCCCTCCACGGCGAGCAGAAGGCCGCGCAGAAGGCGTCGCAGGCCAGGGACGCGGATGCCCTGGCCGCCGCGCACGCCGTCACCAGCTCGGGCCTGGCCCCGGTGCTGGCGGGCCCTCAGACGCCCCGCGGGTAGCAGTGTCCGCGGGGCTCTCCAAGGTGCTCACCGACGTCCCGGTGAGGAGCGGCTACCTAGAGGCCCAGGCCGGCGTGTCCTCGCTCTCCGGCGCCTCCGCGCGCCTGGAGGCGGGGGCGCGGCTCCGGTCGAACCTCGGGCTATTCGCCTTCGGTGAGGCCAACGCACGCGAGCGGATGGCCGGCGTCGGGGCTCGCTACACGTTCGGTTGGTGAAGTGTCGCGGCCCGCTCCAGTCAACTGGGGCGGGCCGTGTTGCGTCAGCGCGGGCTTGTCTTCACTCCGGCTGACCGTGAATGTCTCATTTGTTCATTCCAATGAGCCCATCAATCGTCGATTCGACCCAGGCCTGAAGGGCGTGGTCGGAGTATCCGATAGCGGGGAACGCGAATGGCGGGTCTCCCTTGAACTCTCCATCGCGCCATACCTTCATTGTCACGTCGACCACGCCAGGGCCCTCCTTGATGTCTAGCTCATAGGTATACGTTAGTCCGGTCGTCTTGCTTGTGTATTCGGGGCGCCTCTGGGTCATGTGTCCCTCCCGTGGATTGGCATTCCATATTCGCATGGTTTTGCTTGCTGGGGCGAGAGGCGTACTGGTGGGGCGCGCACGGCAACGGACGGCATCGTCCGTGCAGAACAGGGCTCGCCGCGTCGAGAAAGGACCCGTGAAGCCCTACTTCAAGAACGCCCTCGTCACCCTGTACCTCGCCGACTGCCGCGACCGACTTGTGGACCTACCGTCCGCGTCCGTGGACCTGCTCCTCACCGACCCGCCCTACGGGATGGCCTACGAGGGCAAGGGGAAGAGCGCCGCTGCCATCCGCGCCGATGGCTCCCGCCAGGGGATGAGGGTGCTGCGCCAGGCCCTGTCCGCGGGGAGCCATGCGCTGGCGCCGGATGCGCACGGCTACGTGTTCTGCCACTGGGAGAGCTGGCCGGACTTCTACGACGCCGTGTCGGCCCACCTCCGCATCAAGGGCGCCCTCGTCTGGTGGAAGAACCGAGGGGGCATGGGGGACTGCGCGGCCTCCTATGCCCCGGACTACGAGGTGGTGCTCCACGCCGCCGGGCCGAAGCGCCGGCCGCTGGTGGGCAAGCGCATGGGCGCCGTCCTCGCGGGCTACGCGCCGGTGCCGCCCCAGCAACGGACGCACCCCACGGAGAAGCCCGTCGCGCTCCAGCGCCTGCTGGTTGAGCGCTCGTGCCCGGAGGGCGGCCTGGTGCTGGACCCGTTCGCGGGGAGTGGATCCACCCTCGTCGCGGCGCAGCAGCTCGGCCGCCGCGCCGTCGGCGTGGAGCTCGAGGAGCGGTACTGCGAGGCCGCGGCTCGTCGGCTGGAGCAGGCCCTGCGCGAGGGCGTGCCCCGCGTTGCGTGACGCATCCCGCTGGGGTAGCTCAACGACGGCGCCCCGCCCGGAAGCACTCTCGGGCGGGGCGCCGCGCTTCGAGAACAACCCCGCCGGAGCACCATGCCCGGCGGGTGTGGCGGCGGCATGCGAGAAGCCGCGCCTGGAGGCGGGGGCGCGGTTCACGTTCGGCTGGCGAAGTGATGTGGCTCACCCCAACGGGCTGGGGTGAGCCACTCGTCCTATTCACCGGCGTTGATGGCTGCGTTCACTGCGTTTTCGTACCTGCCCCGGCTCTTCAGCAGTCGCTTGCATGCGAGTGATAGCGTGCCGGTCAGATTGGGCTTATCCACTGAGTCTGGAGCACTCACGAGCAGCGTGTACATTTGAAGGTCCATCGCTAACTCCTCGCGAGCTGCTCGATACTCGGCGAGTTTTGCCTCTTTCGTGGCCGCGTCTAGGTCCATGCGTCCTCCCCGAATCTCCGACATGAGATTTGGGAGAGGCTCACCACGCAACCTGCCCATAAGCAATGTGGTTGTGTGTGGTCGGGAAGCACCTGGACCCCAGTGCTTCGAGAACAACCCCGCCGGAGCACCATGCCCGGCGGGTGTGGTGGAGGCAGGCGAGAAGCCGCGCCTGGTGCCTGCCGCCACCACGACACCTCAGTCGTCGTGCGTGCCCAGGCCGCAGATGACCCGGTTGCCCACTCGCAGCGCGGGCCCGCCGCACCAGCACTTCCCGTCAGGGTACGTGGGCTGTGCAGGGGCAGGGGCGTCGGGCTCGCCGCGCAGTCTGCGCAGGTCGCGGGCGTAGTCGTCCCTCACGCGCTTGCGGCGGAGCTGCTCGGTAGTCTGGGCGGGCGGAATGTCTCGACGCATGCCCTAGGAGAAGGGGCGTGCGTCAGGCGGGCGGCACGAGGAAGCCCTGCACCACGTGCTCGCGCTGCTCGTCATGGTGGGCGAGGGCGTCCCGGGCCGTGGGCAGCCAGGTGCTGCAGGTGGCGCACCAGGAGACGCGGCACCCGCCGGCCAACACGAGGGCGGCCACCCCGGGGTGAAGGACGAGCATGTCCAGTGCGCCGGAGCGGTGGGCGCGGGGGATGCCAGCGCGGACGAGCTGCGCGACGAGGGCCTCCAGGCGGGCCCAGGCCGCGCGGGAGACGTGCAGTCCCTCAAGGCGGACGGTGCTGCCAGCGGCGGCCTTGCGGCGCGCCGGGGCTGTCTTCGTCTTGTCGTGGGTGGGCACGGCGTCCTTCTACCTGCCGCGTGCGCTGCGTCCAGGTTCCGGTTTCGGCTCCTCGAATGAGGGCGCGGAACACGAACCGCCGCGCGCGCTTGCGGTATGGGCGCCCCTTCTAACGGGTGTTGGAAAGACGACGGGCCCGGCCGGTGAGGACGGCCGAGCCCGCGAGTGCCAGGGACACCGGGAAAGCGCCGCTGGGGCAACCAGTATACCGCCCCTGCGCGCGCGCGTTCGGGGATGGAGCCCGGCCGATGGACCGCCCCCTTCCAGCCTTCACACCTCAGCCACCCAGCACCACGCCGCCCCTCGCGGAGGTGCGCCTCTCTCTGCCCTGGCCGCCCTCCGGAAACCGCTACTGGCGTAGCGACAGGGGCACCACGCCCCACGTCAGCGACGCGGGCAAGGCTTACAAGGCACGGGTGAAGGCCTCCCACGTGGGGCAGCGCGCGTTGAAGGGCCCCGTGGTGCTGTCGGCCACGCTGTACCCGCCGACGCTCCAAGAGTCCGACCTGGGGAACCGGTTGAAGGTGCTGGAGGACGCCCTGGAGCTGGTGGCGTACCTCAATGACAAACAGGTGCGGCGGTACCGGGACGTGGCCTTCGCAGAGGGAGCGTTCAGGAAGGCGGCCCGGGTGGAGGTAGTGCTGACGGGCCACGAGTGGGCCACGCCGGCAGAGGTGGAGGCCGAGCGCGTGCGGCGCGCCGAGCAGGCTCGGAAGCGGCGGGCAACGCTGGCGCGCAACCGGGCCGCGAAGAAGCTGGGGCGCCTCCGGGTGACGCCGTCCGTGCGTCGCGGGAGGGTGCCATGACGCCCCGGGACGCGAAGCTGTCCGCCGCACTGGAGCTGGAGGCGCTGCTGTACCGGTTGCTGGAGGTGCCCGCGGGAGGCCTCGAAGCCCGCCGCGTGGAGTCCCGCCTCGCCGAGTTGGTGCGGCCGCACCTGGTGCGTGTGGCCCGGCAGGTGGCGCGGACGTGGCGGGTGCCGGTGGAGGACCTGGTGCAGGAGGGGCTGCTCGCGGTGCTGAAGCGCCAGCGGGCGCACCCCTTCCGGCCCGGGGCCGCGGGGGCAGGGCGCAGCGCCTACCCCGCCTGGGCGATGCAGCTGGGCCGTCAGGCCATGCAGGCGGCGGCCCTCACCTGGGCCAGTCCCGTCCACCTGACGGACCACGCGCGCAAGGCGGTGCGGCGCGCGAAGCGGACGGCGGCGGCCGAGGGCGTGGAGGTGTCCTCGGTGCTGCGCCGCCAGGGCCTGGACGCGGAGACGGCGCGGGCCCTGGGCGAGGGGGCCGTGGCCAAGCCCCTATCCCTGGAGGAAGTGCTGTCCTCCCGCGACGCTGGCGCCGAGTGCCGGGATGCCTCCAGCGACAGAGGCCACCGCGGGCTGGCGGCGCGCACGGAGGTGCTGCTGTCGCTGGTGGACAGCACCGCCGAGCGCCTGGCGCTGGTGGCGCAGCGTGAGCGCGTGCTGTGGGCGCTGTACCGCCTGCCGCGGCTGGAGCGCCAGGTGGTGCAGGCCAGCATGGGGCTGGGACGGCCCGAGGGCCACGAGGCCACGGAGAGGACGCTGGCCGTGGAGCTGCGCCTCACGCAGGCCCAGGTGCGGAGCCTGCGCGAGGCAGGGCTGGCGCGGCTGCGCGCGGAGCTCGGCGTAGAGGGCCCCGTGCCGGAGGCGTCCTCCCCTGCGCGTGGTGAGCTGCGCCGCCCGCGCGCGGCGGCGGCCCGACAGGGCCGACAGGCCCCGCGTCAGGGGCCTGGGCAGATGCCACTGCTGGCGCTGGCGGGGAGGGCGTAGCCATGCCCGTCATCACCGCGAAGAAGCCGGGCACCTGCACGGCGGAGGGGTGCGGCGGGCGCATCCTCCGAGGGGAGCAGTGCTGGTACGAGGCAGCGGTGGGCATGCGCCACATCGAGGCGGCGTGCCGCGGGGCGGGCAGTGGGCGCCGGCCGAACCTCCGGGCCGGGAGGTGCCGGTGTGGCGCTCATGTGCCCCCGCGCGAGGGCAGCCTCACCCTGCGCGGGGAGAAGGCCTTCCGGGGGCGGCGCCGGAAGGTGTGGGCGGTGAGCTGCGCGCGGTGCATGTGACGACTCACCCGCGCGAGCCCTCCCTTCGGGCCGCCTTGCGCCGCTGGGCGTAGAAGGCGAGGAAGGCCGGCCACCAGCCGGCCCACGTCAGCACCACGCGCAGGGCCACCACGGACAGCCACGTGCAAGCGGCGAGGATGACGAGCGTCCCCGTCATCACCACCGCCCAGGCCACGACGTGCAGGAGCTGGCTCACGCGCGCTTCTCCTTGTCGTCTTGCCACACCCTTCGCACGGCGCCTGAGTCCCGGCAGCCAGGGCGCACCCGGCCGTTGGGGGCGGGCCAGTAGAGGCGCGGGAGCTCCTCGCCCGGGTGCTGCCCGCTCCGGCACTCCAACCGGCCGGCGTCGCCGGGCACCAACTCGACGCCGCACCCGGGGCAGCGACGGGGCGCCTTCACGCCGAGCCCTCCACGCTGGTGGGCACCTGCTCGCGAGGCAGGCTCAACTCGCGCCTCGTGACCTCCAGCGACCCGCGCAGGAGGGCGCACTCATGCCTCGCGTCGTCACGCTCGGCGCGCAGGAGGTTGGCCATCCCCTCGGCGACGTCGGCACGCTGGTCCGCCGCGTGTGTCACGGCGTACCAGGTCCGCATGGCGGTGCCGGGCAGTTCCTCCCATGGGGGGAGTGCTGCGCCGCCGAGCGCCGCGCGGAATTGCTCATACGACTGCTTGGACTGGGCCTCCTTGACGGACACGAACCGCACGAGCTTCTCCATGGCTTGCAGCACGGGGCTTCCTCCTTGCGCGCGTGGTGAGAAGGCCGAGGTGGCGCGCACACGCCGGCCGGAAGGGGAGGGGCTACGAGGCGAGGGCCGGGGCGGGCTGCGCGACGATGAAGCGCAGGGTGATGCCGAGGGAGTGGGCGCGCTCTCTGAACGCGGCCTCGTAGCCGTCCGCGGCCAGCCCCTGCATGGCGTAGATGTCGTCCAGCTCCACGAGCAGCTCGCGGCCGTCAAAGCTCACCGGCTGGGCGCGTGCTGCGGTGGTGTCGGCGCCGTACCCGAACCCCTCGCGACGCATGACGTCCAGCACCCGCCCCCAGGCGCGGCCCGCCGGGGTGTCCGGCAGCGGCGCCGCCAGGACTTCGCCCCGCCCCACGGCGGTGTCGGCCCGGCGCGCGGCTCCCGGGGCCTGCCCTGCCTCGTTGCGGTGCTCGGGGGTGGCGTTGGCTTCCCAGCGCTTCACCAGGTCGGAGAGGGTGTCGCAGCGCTGCCGGTAGTGGGCCCGGAGGCCGTGCTCCCAGCGGCGGAGGACTTCCGCCACGCCCCCGCGGGACAGCAGCTCGCGAGCGGCAGGGTCATCCCGGCCAGGGCGCCACTCGTAGGGCACGCCCTTGGCTGCCAGGCACACCCGGTTGACGCCGTCCGGGAGGGACTCCTCCCCGGTGCCTCCCGCTGAAATCCCTCGCGGAGTGCTGGCGGGCGCCTTGAGGGGCGGTGGCTGGGGGGCCTCGGTGACGCGCCCAGGCGGTGTTGTCTTCTCCGCCTTTCGTCCTGGAGACTTCGTCTCCCTTCTCTTCTCTCCCGTCTCCCCGCCGTCCTCCCGCGCGGGAGTTTGGAGGGATTCGCGCGGGAGATTGGCGGGCTCCTCGGCGTCTGCCTGGGCCCTGCCGTCAGGCTTGGCGCGGTCGCGCACCACCTTTGCGATGTGGGCGCCCTGCTCCTCGGCCCACGAGGACACCACCAGGTCCTCGCCGTTCAGCGCCAGCAGGCCCACGGCGAGGAGCGCATCCACCAGCTTCCGGCGGCGTCCACGCCACCGCACGGCGCGCTCCACGGCCAGCGCAGCACTGGGCCCGGGGAAGCGGCCGTCCACGCGCTCCCGGCCGCAGTAGGCCCAGAGTCGATAGAGGAAGACGTCGGCCTCGGCGCCGAGCTGGGCGCAGAGGGCATGCACCGCGTACTCCTCGGGCGCGGCGCTCCGGAACTTGAACCAGGGAAGAGGGCAGGTGGCCATGGGCTATGGCTCCTCGTGGGTGTCGGACGGGGTGTGGATGGGGGGCGGCGTCAGGACGCAGGGCGGGTGGACGCAGCACGCCGGCGGCACGGGGCGGCTTTGGCAGTCCGCGCGCCAGCCGTAGCCGTGGCGGCAGGTGGGCCACGGCCCGGGGTAGTGCGCGCGGACGGCAACGCCCGCGGCGGTGGCCCCGTGGAAGGCGAGGAGGCCCTCGTCGGTGACTTCGGCGCCGAGCTGGACGGCTCCGCAAGCGCCGCACCTGGTGGCGCGCATCCGCTCGATGCACATGCTCACCGGCCACCTCCGGCGGCGCGCCCGCTGAAGAGCCCGAATTGGACGGGGTTGGCGAGCATCGGCGGGACCGGCCGGTCGTCCACGACACACGGCCTGGGCGGTGGAGCTGGCGCAGGTGCTCGCTCACAGCTCGGGGCCGGGAAGGGCATCGGTGCCGGCGCCGCGTACACCTCCGGGCGCCAGATGCCGTCACGGGCGAGACGCATTCGCTCGCGCAGCTCCGGCATCAACTCCGGGTCCACTGGTGACAGGCGCTTGGCGGGCGCGGCCGGGAGCGGCTCCAGTGCCTGAATCTCCTCCAGCCACCACGCGATGGTCCCGCGGCAGTAAGGCGCGCTCTTCGGAGCCCACCAGGGGTCGCGGCCGAACGCCCGCGAGTCGTTGCCCACCGTGGACACTTCGGCCAACCGGGCCACGGCCACGTAGGCCCCGGCCGGCAGCACGTCACCTGCGGGCGCCTCCAGCCCATGCGCCTCGCGCAGCCAGCGGACGGCGTCCGCGTCGTAGTCCCGCGTCGCGTAGATGGCCAACCAACAGCCCATCAACTCGGCGGGCGGGTGCAGGGGATGCCGGCGGGGTGGGACCCCCTGGCGCGCGGGCTCGGCATCCGCGACGAACACCGACCACATGCCGTGGTGGGTGAGTGCCCATGTCCAGGGACGTTCGAGCGGAAGGTGGAACACCCCGCGCCCGGCGCGCCTGTAGCGGTACGGGCCTCCGAGGGGCATGCCGCTCACTGGGCACCACCCGCCGCTTCCTGTGCGGCGACGGTGGCGCGCTCCCGGGCAAGCCACGCAAGGCGCTCACCAATCTGGAGTCCGGCGAGCGGGTCCGTCAGCGTCCATCCCTCGCGCAGGTGCGGGCGAAGCGCATCCACGTACGGCGCCCCGGCGAAGACGAGCAGCTCGGCCTCTTCCACGCCGATGAACCGCCATTCCAGCTCGTTGATGACCAGCTCACCCCACTGCTGGCGCTCCTCCCGCGACAGGCGGAGCAGCGACAGCTCGTAGGGCTCAATGCACACCTCAAGCGGCACGAGCCCGTGCTTGGCGCTGAGCACCATGACGTTCGGTCCGCACCGCGCGGTGGCCACCGCCACGGCGCCACGGAAGAGGCTGCCGGTGTAGAGCTGCCCGGCGGGGGCGGCGTGCTCGAGCTTCGCCTTTCCGCACCCAACGAGCCCGATTCGGAGCGGCTCGCTCATGGCCGCCTCCGGCTCAGCGTGCGGTGGATGCCGCGGGCCTGCACCAGGTCCTGGCGGCGCAGCTCCCGCGTGAGGGCGAGGGCTGCATCCTCTTCGGTCGTCTGCCGGGTGGGGGCATGCGCCTCCACTTCGACGTCGCGCGCTCGGAGGGTGACGACATGCCCCAGCGGGCCGCGTGTGGTGATGCTGGTGAAGGCGCTCAATGGACACCTCCTGCCGCTTCCAGCTCGGCGAGGATGGAAGCCTTCGCGGCCTCGCAGCGCTCAGCGACTTCAGCCATGCAGGCTCGGACGAAGAGCTGGCAGTACGGGGAGCCGCCGCCATCGCGCCGCGCGCAGGCCGCCTCATCGCGGCCGGCGAGGATGCGGCTCATGTCCCGCCAGCACACGGTGCAGCCGCCGCGGGGCCTCTCGCGCACCAACTCCAGGAGGGTGGCCATGGTGCGCGGGCGCTGGAACACGTCGCGCTGGCGCGTCGTCAGGTGCTTCCAGCCATAGGAGCCGAACGCGCCGAAAGGGGCCGGACGCTTCGAGGGGCGCTGGGGCTGGTGCAGGGCGGTGCTCATCGCGCACCGTCCTTCCCGTTGCGCGCCACCAGCGGCGGCACCGTGGGCACCGGCGTTGGAGCGATGCGAGCGCGCGTGCGCGGCTCACGGGCGCATCGCCAGCCGGAGGAGAGCCTCTCGGCACCACGGCAGGACCCAAGGCAGTCGCAGTCGCGACGGGCGTCTACGGAAGGGCGCGCGCTCTCCGGTGTGGGCGTCGGTGCTACGCCAGCCCGCGCAGCGTTGAAGGCTCCCGCCATTGCGTTGGCGCCCTCACGCCCGGCTCGCAGTGCGTCAGCCCAGCCCGCAGCGCGAGGGTCGTGCTCGTCCGGGTAGGGATGGAGCGGCGTTGCGTACAGCGTGGCCAGGAAGTCACCCACCACCTCCAGCAGCTCCCGCCCGCGGGCCTCGGCGGCGCGGAGTGATGCGCACTCAGCTTCGAGCTCCTCCACGCGGATGTGGTACGTGCGCGCCTCGCCTTCCCATGTCTCGGCGTGTTCGTTCGCTGAATGCTCGCGGGCAGTGATGCTCGTGATGTGGGCGAGCAGGTCCCGGACGTCCTCCCACGACGAGGCGATGAAGCGCGCGTCGGGGTGGTTGATGGCCGTGATGCGGCCCCGGTGCGGGTTGGTGTCCGGCGCCGTCAGCTCGGACACGTCGCGCAGGATGCCGTCGACGCAGAACACCGGCTGGGCGCTCTGCATCCCCCAGCGCCAGAACTCCATCACCGAGGACATGCGCGGCCCGTGCAGGCCGAGCTGCTGCCCGCGGGTGTAGCCGCTCCAGTACCAGGGCCCGCGCGAGGCCGCGGCGTGGCGCTCGCGGATGGTGGCCAGCTTCTCTTCCGTCAGGGGAGTGCTCATCACGCGACCCCCATGGGCGTGAAGAGGATGCGGCCGGCGCCGATGCACGCGAGCAGCCCGCGCTGCGCCTCGCTCAGGCTGCGAATCTGGCCCCTCACCGCGTCCGCGTCCTGGCTCCAGTCGACGGGCAGGTGGAGGAGTCCGGCCGCCAGCGCGAGGGCGTGAGCGCCATTCCGCAGGTACGGGGTGAACTTGTCGCCGGAGGGCTCGTGCGAAACGCTGAACTCGGTGCCGCGCTCGAAGTCGAGGCGCGCGATGACGACGCCCCTCTCCCGGAACACGCACGGCACCGTCACGGGTCCGCGGTCGGTGGTGAGGGTGACGGGCGGAAGCCCATCCTGGAACTTGAGGCTGTTGGGTGCCTTCACGGTGAGTCTCCGGTGTGGTGGTGGCGTGGGCCCCGCTGGCGCGACTGCGCCAGCGGGGCAGGGCGTCGCGTCAGTGAGTGGTGCAGGGGACACAGCGGCGGCCGTTCTCTTCGGCCTTCTCGTTCAGCACGCGGACCAGGCCGCGCGCGCCGGACGTGCCGCCGCCCTCGTCGTCGCAGTACTTGTCGACCGCGTCGTCGAGGACGTCCTTCCAGTCCGCGCTCCAGCTCACGGCGTTGGGGCGCAGCCTGAGCCCCTGCGCGCGCTCCAACTGGTAAGCCTCGGACAGGCAGGCCCGCAGGTACTCAGCGCGCACGCAGTCCTGCTCGAAGGGCTTCATCTGCTGGAAGCCAGCTTCGTGCGCGGGGCCGGTGATGATGCGGCCGGTATCGCTCAGCATCGAGTTGGCGCAGACGTCCCACGCATCCGAGGGGACACCTGGCGGACTGGCGAAGCCATGGGGGCGCCACGACTTGGGGGCGGAAGAGCAGCCGACAGCGGAGAGGGCGCACAGCAACAGCAGCGTGAATCGCTTCAAGGTGGACTCCAGGCGTTGGGGGTTGGCACTGCATGGGTCCCGGGCTTCCGAGCCGTGCCGGGTCAGGACGGCGCGACGGACCGCGTGTCAGTCCGTCGCGCTCGTCGTGCGCCCCCGCGCCTTCACCTTGTCGTCAGCCAGCTCGCGCTCGCGGCGCAGCTCCGAGGCGCGCAGCAGGCCGTTGAGTGCCGTCAGCGCGCCGGTGAGTACCTCCGTGGGAATGGAGTCCTGGCTGACGAGCTGCTCCTGGAGGCTCCACTGGCCTTCTTCAAAGGCCCGGAGGACGGCCAGGTCCTTCTCCATGCCCGCGAGGCGACAGGGCATGCAGCGCGCGCGTCCGAGGGTGGCGCACACGCACGGCGGCGCGTCGCCCTGGCCGAGTGCGTCCAGCACGCTCCGGCAGTCCACGGCGTCCAGTACCAGGGAGCGCCCTGCGCCGCCCGCCACCTGCAGGGCGGCGTGCAGCAGGGGGCCAACGGAGGCCCGCGCCGGGTCCGCTGGCGAGCGGACAACGCGCAGCGTGGCCTTGGAGTGCTTCTTCGGGGCGCTCACCGGGCACCCCCAGTCTTGCGCGCAGCCTGGCCGGGTGCGGCGTCCTGGGCCTGGGACTCCCGTCCAGCGTCCGCGACGCGGCGGACTTCCACGAGGGCCTTCTGGAAGGCGTGCTGCAGGGCGCCCCAGTCCTCGTCAATCACGGTGCCGGCGCCGTAGTCCACCTCCCAGCTCTCGCCCGCCTCATCGAGGCGGCGGAACTTCAGGGTGAACTCGGCCGGCAGGAGGCTCCGGCGGGGCTGGGGCACTTCTTCGGGACGGTGAGCGCTCACGCTTCACCTCCCTTCGAGTCCTGAGCGCTGGACGGGAGTCCCGCGAGGCGGGCGCGCAGTTCGCGCACCTCGGCAACCGCGGCACTGATGGAGTGGTAGAGGCACGCCTGCAGGACGCGCTTGATGCTCCCCGCGCAGGCGCGACAGCCCTCCTGGGGCGGCACCTTGCGCCGGTACTCGGCGACTTCGGCAGAAAGAGGGGGCAGGGGAGCGACTGCTACGCTGCTACGTCCCGTTGAATCAACATGGCGCTGAATGGCGCGATTGGGGGTGTATCCAGACGGCACCAGCTCTGAGGAAGGGTCGCCCTCCTCGGGAAAGCGCGGGTTCGATTCCCGCCGCCTCCACTGTTTTTCTCAGTAGTTACAGGCAGTTAGCAGCATCGACCGCCTGTGTTGCATGTGTGTCGCACGTCGGAGCAGAGGGCCGGTCGAGAACACCGACCGCCTCTCTCCGCGTGTCGGGGCTCAGGTGGGCGTAGCGATTCGTCATCTCGATGGTCGCGTGCCCCATCAGCTCCTGAATCACCTTCAACGGGACGCCCCGCATGGCGAGGTGGCTGCCGTAGGTGTGGCGCAGGTCGTGCCAGCCGATTTGCCCCACTTCACGGGTGATGCCTGCCGCCCGGAGGGCTCGGCGAAGCGGCGCCTTCATCTTCCCTTCAGTGAGCGGCTGTCCGTCCTCCTGGCTGAAGACGAAGCGGCCCCGAAGGTGCCGGTGAGCCCTGAGCGCATCCACCACGGAAGCCGGTAGGTCGACCGTCCGTTCGCGTCCGCCCTTCGGCAGTCCTTCCACGCCGCGCCAGATGGTTCGGCGAACGTGGAGAAGCTTCTGCGGCAGGTCCAGGTCGTTCCACTGGAGCCCGATCAGCTCCCCTTGCCGCAGCCCCGCCTTGATGGCGACGAGCAGCACCGGACGCCACTCCGGTTCAGCGGTAGCGACGAGCCGCTCGGCTTCCTCGAAGCTCAGGAAGTCGAAGGGCGGCTTTCGCAGCTTGCCGAAGAGCTTCACGCGCGGCGCCTGCCGGATGACCCGCTGCTCTTCCGCGAGAGCGAGCAGCTTGTGAAGCACCGTCAGCACGTTGTTGATGGTCTTCAAGCTCAGGGGCTTGGGCTCGACGTCCTTTCGCTTCCGAATGGCGGCCTGAGTGGGGGCTTCCTTCCGGGCGCGAGCTGCCGACTTCTTCTTGCGCATGTGCGCCTTGAAGTCCTCGATTTCTGCCGGGCCGATGCTCGCGAGCGCCATCTTCCCGAAGAACGGCAGGATGTGGTCGTCAAGAATCTGGTGCTTGCTCACGACGCTTGAGTGCTTGTTGTTGTTCTCGCTGTAGGTGAGGAATCGCGGCGTGTAGTCCGCAAGTGTGATGACGCTTTCCTCGCCGCTCTTCTCCTTTCCGAAAGTCCCGTTGAGCAGGGCGTTACGCAGCTCGCGTTCGTATTGCTCGGCACCCCGACGGGTCTGAACGGGCGAGACCTTCACGACTCGCTGTTTCCGTCCGTCCGCGTGCTGAAACACGAAGTCCACTTGCCACGCCTCCTCAGACTTCCCTTCCTTCGTCGTCCACTTCCGCAATCTGGCGCTCATCGTCGACTCCTCAGCGCAGAATCGCGGCCCGTTCCCGAGGGGGACGTTACGATGGCCTCCCGCCGGATGCGCAGCGCTTTTCCGATGCGGACGACTCCCGGGAGCTGCCCCAGTCGAATCGATTCGTAGAGTGTCTTCCGGTTCACGCGCAGAAGTGCCGCGGCTTCGTCGACCGTCAGGAACTCGGGGACGCCTTCATGGTTATCAGGCATGGCTACCTCGGGAAGACCTTCCGGGGCGCGAGTCGGCCGACGACGTGAAGGCCGATGCCGACGGCATCCCAAACGTTGTGGTGCTTGTCCTGAGCGCGCGGGAGTTGCACCCGCAGGTGTTCATGGGGGGGCTCGCCGAGGCGCGCTTTGATGCGCTCGACCATGACGTCTCCGTCGAGCGTTCCCTTCCACTCGCGCGGCAGGAAGCTGCGCTCACTCGTCGCGCGAAGCTCACCGACAACCCGGCCGACGACGCCCGCAAGTTCAATCAGGTCGTTCGGGTCGCCCTTGCTCTTCCCTGCCGTGTAGACCTGGGGGCATTCGCTCGCGACGGTGACGGAAACAGCCACGCCAGCGGCCCTGAGAGGCTCCAGGAACGACGAAACGAACGCGGCGACTGCTCCCGCCATGCGCGACCATGCCGCGAGCCCACGGGCTTTCCGCTCGGGATTCGTGGGCATACCCGCCGCGAGCAGCTCGCCCGAGTCCAGGTCGAAGAGCGCGACGCCGCACTCGCGAAGCCCGGGGTCGAGCGCCACCAGTAGATTCCGAGTCGTCAGCATCAGCGGGCCGCCACCAGGAGATGACGGGAGGTCGCTTCACCACCCAGCGCGGACAGCAAGCGCAGCTCGTGGAAGTCGGCGACATCAACGGTGACCGCGTCGTCGAGGTCCGCGTCGAGATACGGGCAGAGAGAGGGCGGGAGCTGTTCGAGCGCGTCGGTTGTCTTGGCCATGCGTTGCACCTGTTAGGGAGTGCGTGTGCTCCCTAAATGGGTGCGAATTTCGGCCGTGGTTCAGGCAGCGCGTTTTGTGGGTGGCTCCCAGACGAGCAGCCGCCCGGAGCTGTCGCGCACGGTGGCGACGTCCTTCGACATGATGCGGGACAACGCGGGCTCGGCTTCGATTGCCGGTGCCAGGTCGGGAGTCGTCTCCTTCATCGCCTCGCGCATTAGGTACGCCTTGCGCTCGGCCGCGTCGTGCAT